CTGCTGCTCCGTCGCCGATGCAGCAGGCGGCGCAGACTGCGCTTACCAACTTTGGCGGTGTTGCCGGTGGCGCGCTGTCGCAGTACGGAATGTATCAGGGGTTGATGGCTGGCCAACGTGGGCCGTCGCCATCGTACAATCCTCAGAACGATCCTGAGATTTATCCGAATCTCTATGCACCGACTCCAACGAGGTCGGATATCACACCGCTTTCTACGAGTCTATTCCCGGAGTACGGCTCTTCAAACTACGGACGCTAATCTTATGGCCGACCAATCTCTTCAAGCATTTCAGTTAGGTGCAAATCTGTTCGACCGCGCACAGACGCAGGCGCGGATGATGGAGCAGTTTCAGATGCAACTGGCTGATCAGGAGATGCGTAAGCAACAGGCGGATCTTCAGAATAAGATTCAGCTCAACGCTTACAATCAGGCACTGGATGAGCAGGCTAAGCTAACTGAAGATTACGGCAACATGCAGACCAATCTGCAACTGCGCGACGAATTCTTCAGGAATCCAAAGGCTGAGTTTCCAAAATTTCTTCCGGTTAAGTCCAAGGCAAATCAGAACGTCATGTTCCAGATTAGCCAACAACTTGACAATTACGCTCCTCGCGCACGACTCCAGAAATCGCTGCAAACCATAGAAAACAAGCAGCTCAGCGATGCCGCTGACATTCAGGAACTGTTCAATGTCAAAGTTGTAACTCCAGAAGGCTCTATTGATCAGACCGTTTTTGATCAGTACATGCCGAAGCTTTTGGAAACCCGAAAGCTGAAAGATTACAGCCAAGACGTAAGGGCCGCGTACACCCAGACAAACAGCACTCTTCCGTTTGAACAGCGTATTGGAGATGCAATCAAGCTGGCCAAGGAACGCGGAAAATCTTCAACTGAAAGAACTCAGGAGAGGAACGCTGAACTCGCCATCTCTGAGTACACATTTGCATTTGGAAAACCGGACGAGCAAACTGATGCGTTTATCAGAAACAACGCTTTGACCGGAAAATGGAAAACACCAGATGGAGATGCAGAAAAACGACTCACCGCAGACGAAACTATTTCCAGAAAATCTAGCGATTTGGTAAAAAAACTTGATGAGTTTGAGAATAACTATGGACCTCAATCCATTCAAAAGTATGTCGGCATCATCGATGGAAGGGTGACTGACATTAAAAAGCGTTTGGCTGGAGCAAAGACTCAAGAGGAAAAAGATGCTTACGCTTTGCTGCAACGGTTCCAAGATGAGTTTAACTCTGTTGCCTTTGCTAAATCTGGAAAAGCTGTAACAAATCAAGAAATGCAGCGCTTGTTGGCTGCTCTTGGCAACGTCAAGAGCCAAAACTTTGCTGACGATGTTCGCAATTTTGCGGTAATGGCGACTGAAGATTTGTACGGAACAATTCGCTCACTTAAAGATACTTATCGAATTCCTCCTACACAGGTCAAATTCGCTAACGAACTTGTCACCCGTTACAAGCTGCCACTGACGCCGTTTGGCCAGCAGCAGCAAGCGGCTCCGGCTGCGGTTTCGCAAGAACAGCCGATTTCTCCTCAGGATGTTTTCAAAAACATTCGGGCAAACCGTTCGCAAGGTGGAACAATTCAACCTACAACTCCTCCGGCTTCGAATCGTGTCGGTCGTTTTGAAATGTTTATTGAAGGACAATAATGCCAACATATCGAATCAACGATCCGTCCACCGGAAAGACAATTCGCCTTGTCGGAGATAGCCCTCCTACAGAGCAAGAGCTTGAAGAGGTGTTTAAGTCGGTTGGCCAATCTGCCCCTGAAACTTCCGCGATGTCTGCTCAGTATCAGGCTCCGCAGAGAACTGGAACTGATCCTTACGCCAGCATGTTTCAAGCTGGTTCTCCGCAGCAACTTCAAACTGCCGTTGATGACGCTGGAAAGATCGGAGAACAGAAGGCTGTTCAGGGTGAGTCTGGCCAGTATGTAACGCCGTATTTTCAACGTCCCGGCGTGATGACGGCTCCTCCTAGTGCTGCAACCTCGGAAGAGGAAAAGAAAAGAACTAAAGAAGCGGCCATTCAGGCCGGAATAACTGCCGCCAGAGTTGCACCTGTTGCTGCTGCTGGAATGATGACTGGAGGCTTAGGGTTAATTCCAACTGCAATGGGAATGGCTGGGGCTGGAACCGTTGGCGAGGTTTTTGGGCAGGCTGGAGAATATCTTACTGGCCAAAGAAAAGATTTTTCTGAGGGGCAGATCTTAAAGGGTGGAGTTGTTTCTGCAACTCCTGTTCTTAGACCTTTTCAAGGAACTGTCGGCCCATTGGGCGCAGGACTCTTTCAAGGTTCAGCTCAAGCTGGAGTTAACGCTGCAACTGCTGCATTTGGAGACGCTCTTCAAAAATACATTGATCAAGGCAGGCTTCCAACGCTTGAAGAAATTGGAAAAGAAATTTCTCTTCCAGCTATTTTTGGTTTTACAACCGGAGGTGCAACAGGTGCGCTTGCTCGACCTGCTCGACAGTTGACCACGGAAGAGCAAATCGCTCAACAAGGTCGTCAAGCTGGCCAACGTCTTGAAGAAACGCTTGGAGCTGGAACCGCCCCGCTGACCGCTACGCAGCAAACAGGAAGAAACGTACCGGGAACTTTTGGTCCTGGTTCAAGCGGCCTTGCTGCTCAACAAGCTCTTCCTGAGCGAATTCGCGGTCAGCTTGGAGTTCAAGCGCAGCAAGATCGAGCAGCGGCTCAGGTAGCTCAACAAGAGGTTCTTGGCGCTGAAGCTACATCGCGACAGGCTTTGCGTGGAGGCATTGCTGGTGCGGGAGGACAGACTGTTGGGGAGGTTGAAGGTGTTATTGCAAGTATTCTTCCCCGCTCTCCTAGGGCTGCATCACTTCAGGACGCGGCAAACAATTCCGTCGGATTCATCAGAGGTGAAGAGCAGCGCCTGAGTGGAATTGTTGATGATGCTTACAATATAGCAAGAACAGCTCAAACAACGAGGTTGGCTGGACAACCAGAAGTTCCAATCACTCCAGGTCAAAACTTGCGAGATACAATCGATGATGTCCTTGGAACTTTAGCAACGGAAGAGCGAATCACCGTCACTCCGTCTCCTATTATCGGCGGAACTCCGACGACGACTGTTGAGCGGATTCCGTCTCAATTTTTCAATGAGGCATCTTCAAGGGCTAGGGCATTAAGAGATGTAGCAAGCAGTCCTCAGACATTTGAGCAGATTGTTGGACTGCGGCAATCTGTTGATGGACTGATTCATTATTTTGACGAATTCGCTCCCGGCGTTGCTCAGAATCAACTTAAACGACTTCGATCAGCACTGAAACAAGAGGAACTTGCTTCAGCTCGAAGGCTCGGAATCGAAAACGAAGTTGTTGCTGCTCAGGGGGTTGCTGAGAACAGGTTTAATCTTCTTCAAGATAACCCAATCATCAGAAGGGCGACTATTCCCGCGAGAGATGGTGGATATCAAAACACGGAGCAGTTTTTCTCAGATCTAGCTAGTTCACCGGCTGGATTTGAGTCTATTCGAAATCTTCTAACTCCAACGGCTCAGGGAAGAATCCAGTTCGATCAAATCCGTAGGGGTTTCATCGACTCGTTGCGTGGAACCGGGACGATTGACATCGGCGGAGTTCCAACTGAAAGCCTTTCATCTTTTTCGAACAACTTCAGAGAGCTTCCGCAATCGGTCAGAAACATTGTTACTGGTAGCGAGGCTAACGCAAACAGGCTTCAATCAATTCTGAACGATGCGGTTCGCGTTCAGAATGTTGGAATGTCAATTCCAGTTGCCACCGGAATCAACCCGCAGGCGTTGACTGAAATCACCGACAACATTGGAAACATCGCATCGCCAACTCTTCGCAACACAATTTCAAATCTTGCGAGACAAGCTAGAGATAGGGCCGAGGAGTTTTTTAACACCACGACTCGTCGAGTTCAGAGGAATCAGCTCAATCCTGACGTTGATACTTCCCAGTTTGTCAGAGATTTTGTTTTCAAATCTGAGAATCCGCAGGTCGTTCAAAATGCGTTGTCTCAGTTAAGCCCCGCAACCCGTGATGCCGTGAGAAAAAATGCGGCTGCTGCGGTTTTGAATCATGTTTCTGAAACGGGTCCTTCCAATGTTCGAAAAGGGATTCAAAGCCTTGACGACATAGTTCAAGATCCGAATCGCATGCAGATCATTCGTGATGTTCTGGAGCCTAACGACTTCAACATGATCAATGATTACATGCAATGGAATCGCGCCAGAAACCTGACAGCTCAAGGTGGCCGACTTCAGCCCGATCAGTTGGCCAACTCTGTCATGCGAGCGACTCGCGCTAGGTGGGTTGTTGATGCTCTGGTTGGAAGCCCCACCGTTCAAAACTTTTTGAGCAGCGCGGTTCGACTGCCTCAAACATTTGCTGGTCTTAAACCAAACCTGACACTTCCTCAGGCCGAGGCTCTTGCAAAGGCTTCAAACATGTCTTTGCTTCAGTTCAACAGAGAATGGGACAACCTGAACAAAAAGTCTGAAGAGGCTAGGAACAGCCTACCTGAGGACAAGCGCGGCGTATTTGAAGACACTATTGGGGTTCCTGCTCGCCCTCGATTCTAATGAAAACCTCCCTCTCCAAAAAAGGTAACACCTATCAGGGCAAGAAGGTGACGCTCAACAAGCCGTTCTACACTCCTGGCGAGCGAAAGAAGAGCGCGGTGTACGCTAAGAATCCGGCTGGCAAGGTTGTCATCGTTCGGTTCGGCGATCCGAACATGAAGATCAAGAAGAACATTCCGGCCAACCGGAAAAGCTTTCGCGCTCGCATGAAGTGCGATACAGCAACCGACAAAACAACTCCTCGGTATTGGAGCTGCAAATCCTGGTAAATTTATGGACAAGATGAAACTTGGCGGCGGTGGACGTTACGAGAAGCTGATCGGCAGTCTTGAGAAGAAGGGTGTGAGAGAGCCGAAGGCACTTGCCGCCGCAATCGGCATGAAAAAATACGGCAAGAAGCGGTTTTTGTCTCTTGCTGCGAAAGGCCGTCGTCGCGCCATGCGCGAGAAGGCTAACGCTTAGGATATCGTCCTTTGGAGTAGGGTTTCTTAGCCGACTCCTTATCGACGACAAACTTCTCAGGCTCCGCGTAGTTCCATGAGATGTCGCCGTTCGACCCACGCTGGATCATAATCGATCCGGTGACTTTTCCGTCTTTGTCCGTCATGCCGGAACGGTCAGCCCGTTTCGCCATGCCGAGCATGAAGCGACGAGGGTTATGGAATCCAACCTCCTTCATCACGATGACCTCACGCGCCCAGTTCGTCAGATCCGACGATCCGAATCCTGAGTAGGCCAAATCTGCCACGCTCTCAGGCTTGTCATCCTTGCCCTTCGGCTTGGGGAAGTGATGGACGAGTACTAGGACAACGCCCGTCTCCATCATAATCGGCTGGAGCAGATGCCGCGTGAAGTTCGCGCAGACCTCGATATCCGCAGGATTGCCACCCATGTAGGAGAGCAGCGGATCGATGTAAACCACGTCAGCCTTGGTCTTGCGAACGAGGCGACGGAGCATTGTGGCGAAGTCTGTTCCGGTTCGAACCGTTTCGCGGAAGAAGAGCATGTCAACGCTCCGCAATCCTCGCTCCCAGTTCTCCTTTCCAAACGTCATCTGAGCAGCACCTTTGAGTGCGTCATGCTGATCGGCGATGTCGTTTTCCGCCTGGATGTAAGCCACTTTTAACGCCCGGACGGGCTTTACGCCAAACCATGCTTCGCCGGACGCCCACTTCATCCCCTGATACGCGGCCATCGAGCTTTTGCCGCAACCACTTTGGCCGACGAATAGAAGCGATGAACCGCGACGTAGCCACCTGTCGCCGATCAGATTGTCAGGATCATTCTTCGGGTCGTACTCGATGATGCTATCGAGCGAGAACTCCTGAGGCATGTCCTGCGACTCTAGATAGTCCGTGAACGCATCCCAGTTCACGACACCTACATTGATGGCCAACAGCTTCTGCTCATTGCCATCGCGCATTACACCGGCCAACCGGCTGAACCTGCTTGCGTTCTTGTTCTTCGGATCGATGCCAAGAGCTTCTAACTGGCGATAGACGACATCACGACGCTCGTTCCATTCCTCCTTGTTCGCCGCATCAACTCGCACCCAGCCGTGCAAGCTCTTGCCACCGGAATCGATGACGACGGACATCGGCAGCTTCGACTCCTTGAGGATTGTCCATTGCTCATCCTTAGTCTTCTCGTCCATCTCGACCAGCACATGGCGGAACGCTGCCACGCCGGAATCAGAACCGCTCTCATCGAAGCATGGGTTGACACGGACGTATGCGCCACGGCTGTCAGGACCGTTCCACATGGCGCTGATGGGCGGAGTGAAATGGTTCTTAATCCATTCGTCGCGCTTGAGGAATGTACCCTTGGAGTTTGGCCGAGTTCGACCTTCGTCGTCGCTTACGATGTCATTGCAGATGCAGACAACTTCATCTGGTTCAAAGCAGGCTTTTAAGAAATCTATGGTTGAAAATCGAAAGTCCGATTGCGGAATTGCTTGGATCTTTCGCACCACGAACTTGCCGGTGGGTGATACCGGAGTTCCGCCCTGCCCCATGCCGGAATTCGATTCCAGAAGCCATCCACGCGGCTTGTCGTGCGGAACCTTGGACGCCTGATCGAGCTTGTGCGCCAACTCGTTCGGCTTCCATGGTGGGAGGCATTTCGCGTTGTACTCGTGCAGGAGCGTCTCCGCATCCCCCGCATTCAGCTCAAAACCGTGTATGAGCGCGGTTGCTACTGCGAAGGTTGCGTTATGACCGCCTTGACCAGCGACGGCTCCTGGTGTGTTTCTAAGCCACGCGCGCGCACGGTCGATCTTTGATTGATTCATTCGATTCCAAGTTGTTTTCTCGCTAATTCCCCGCTTTGGCCAAGGTCAGTCTTGGCTATCTCGCGAAGAACAGAATTTGATTTCTCTAGTTTCTGAAAAAGGAGAGCAAGCTCCTTGGGAGTCATCAGGTACTTGCTCCAATGCTGGATGGCGATGGAGCGTGACTGAAACTTCGCAAAGAGCTGCTCTTGTGCGGCGATGTATAGGTTAGGGCTTCGCATCGACCAGAACGAACTTGGCCTTGAATTCGGCTTTGGTTCGAACGTAGACCTTGCTCTTGCCTTCTCGCATGTAGGCCACTCCTGCCCACTTGGTTTCTCCGATCCGTATCTCTACGTCGTCGGAGAGGAGTTCAACCTCCACCGAGCTTTTTGCGGAGTTCCTGTATTTCATCGTCTGAAGCGTCGTCGAGATGTCCTGATCCACTGCAATGCCAAACATCATCAGATTTTGGTTTGGGCTTACTCATCCAGCCGCGAAGAATGGCATACTCGATCAGCCGAGGCGCTTCCTTCAACAGTTGTTCTCGCGTAATTTCAGATTTCATCAGGGTCAATTCGTTTGCCACGTCGTCCGTTTGGCCGTCGCATTCCAAGTTCGTTTCCAAGTTCATTGGAAAATCCACGGCGAACCAGCCATTCCTTGTACTTCTTGTCGATGTAGGCGAAGTCGATTCTTGGCGTAGATTCATCTGCGTCTGCCACTCGGATTGTCTGTTGTTTAATTGCGCTCATTATTTGTATGTCTCGGTTGTGTGTTTGTAGTGTCTCTCAGCTTGGGTGCAGTTGTAGCAGAGGTCATGTCCTCCGTAGCATCCGCACCCCAAAGATTTGAATAAGGTCTTGGCCAACCATTGGTACTCTGCGATGGCCGCTCGAAGCGTATCAACGTCCGTCTCCTCTGCGAGAGGCTTGAGGTTATTCTCGCTCATTTGAGGATGAACAGGATGAAGTACGCGGACGTGATGATCATGCCCATGCAGAAGGCCGCGATGAGCATTTGCTTTATCTCGCTCTCCGTTGGAGGGCGATTGGATCTGCGGATCATCTGCCGCCTCCCATTGCATAGTGCAGGATCAGCAAAGCGTCGCAGTTCTTAAGCGTGACATCTAGGTGTGGATACAATTCCTGGGCCTTCGCCTTGAGCTTGCGCTTCCAATCGGAATAATCCTTGCACGATGCTTTCCCGCCGAGTCCTAACGGAGCCTGCCACGCTTTTGGAGCTGCTCTGTGAAGAGCGTATCCGTATGCGTATGCAGCAGCTTCAACCCGACCAAGGTTTCTGTGAAGCACGGCCATCGACGAGCTTTTCGTCATGGGGGACACAAAGTTCGGAAGCTCCTCGATCCATAACTCTGAGTTGGCCACCTTTAGCTGATTGATCAGCGCGCAGATGTCCGGCAGTGATTCCGGCATCTTTAACAGGACGATTCCGTCCGGTGTGTTGACTGCGAATCCGCCGCCGACACCAGGGTCAACGGCAACGATGGGTTTGTTTGATTTA